AGTTATCTTATTCATTTTGTCACCTCCGTTTCTCAATATCTCATAGCTTCAATATCACGCAAGCTGTCTTGATAGAGCGTCACTTGATAGCGATACTTACTCACCGCATATCCCATCGCCCTCGTCTTGCCGATGTAAACAACGGAGAACACCGCACACATTGCGATAAATAGTATCAGCACCGCAACAGGGTATCTCCGTATTCCGTTGCACACTCCGTTAATACACTTTTCGCCCGTATATCTCATTGCGAGATATAGGTATACAAACATCTTGCAGAAAGCACTCAGGCTCTTACGCAAGCAGTCTTTGATTGTTATTTGTTCCATAAATCGGTTTCTTTAATTTCATTTTTATGATTGATTTTCATTTTGAGATTGCAAATCCTATCTATCTCTTTCTTGAGCATTCGCACATATTCCATTGCATCCCATCCTTCGAGTTTACAGATTTCCATATCCCAATTTATATCTGCAAGAAGTTTTAGTAACATCTCGTGTCTTGCACATAATTGTATTGCTTTTCTCGTCTTTTTGTCATACTCATATCTCATAAGTCCTCCTCATTCTTGACAACATATCCTCCGCACTTATATCCTTTTCTGCAAGCACGTCTGATGTTGCTTGGGTCTCTATGTAAAAACTTTGCGCAAGATACGCTCGATTTAAAAGCCCTGATACCTTCAGGAGTGAACACGATGACCGTCTTTTTGTTCCATGCTCCTATATCCTTTCTTCCTTTATGCACGAGACACTTACGGCATTTTTCTTGCGACTCCTTCGGCATGTAGTCGTTCCATTTCAAGCCTTTGTTAAACGGAACACATCCTTTTAATAATCTTCCGTTCACAAAGTTTCGTTGTGGGTGAATAGGCTCAATATATAACTCCATAGATTTTATTCCTTTCTTCGTTTGCTAATCGTTTCATATAACTCAAATAATATTCTCTGTGCGCAATGTAATACGCTCTTTGACGTTCTAAGCGTTGCTCACGATGTAGGATGTAACGTTCGTGGTCTTTCTGCTGGCGTGTCATTGAAATAATCTCTGTTCTTTATAAGCCTTACCTTTAATTATATTATAGTCAAACATACTCGGCTCATAGCACCTCCTTATGAGTTTACAAGCACTTACATAAAAGTCTTTCTTAATCTCAAACCCATAAGCCTTTCTGCATAAATTCGCTGCTGCAATTAACGTTGTTCCGCTTCCTGCACAAGGGTCTATAACTACATCATCTTTATCCGTGAATAATCTTACCAGCTTTGCAAGCAACGGAACGCTTTTTTGAGTTGGATGAATTTTAGGTGTTTCATTATCACGTGGGTAATCCATGCAATTCATCACCATTTGACCGTTATTATTGAATTTCGGAAGTTTATCTTTGTAAAGCACTAAGCCATACTCGCAATTACCAACGATTTTCATATTTGCTTTCAATACTTGTGCGCTTGAGTTCTTTCTGAAAATCAAAGGTATATAGTGTTTAAATCCGTATCTCTGACCTAAATCTATGAAGTAGTGCATCTGCTCGAAAGCGCAAAACAATACCATACACGGTGCTTTGCTTTTTGTTCTTCCTTCCTCATTCTTCTCTTTTGGCTCTGGTCGCAACATCTGTGAGCAGAAGTGCATAAACTCTGCTGGGCGAAAGTCTTTGTCTGTATCAAAAAATTCTTCACCTGCTAAATCGCTCTCTCCGTTCTTGTTGTCACCGTCTTTGTACCAAATAGGGTTGCTTGCATAAGCATTATTACCTAAATTGTAGGGTACATCTGCAATGATAAGTTGTGCCTTTGGTATTCCGAATTGCTTAAAATTCTGAAAATGAGAATTGAATAAACCTATCCTGTTACGTTCCATTCTGAACTCTGGATTTACCAATTCAACTTGTTTTATATTCGCTTTCATAACTAATCTGACTTATGTTTCTCAAATAATATTCTCTGTGCGCAATGTAATACGCTCTTTGACGTTCTAAGCGTTGCTCACGATGTAGGATGTAACGTTCGTGGTCTTTCTGCTGGCGTGTCATTGCTCGATTGTTCTCAGCGTGAACTCTATCCTTGGATTATTCTTGTCGAGAAACTTATTGGCGTCGATGTGCACGCAACGATTGTCGTTGCTAATAGCCTTGCATTGCTGAAGACAGTCTAAAACTATCTTGAGAGTGTTGTCGAGGTCGTGGCTCATGCTCTTACAGTAGACGTCTATCTCGATAGAGAACAATCCGGATATGCCGGCATTCCGATACTTTCCGCATTGCATGTAGAAGGACTGCTCATATTCCTTCAGCACCCTCTGCTTGCAGAGTGACCCATGCCCTGCGATACGGATTACCCTGTAACAGTTAGGCTTGGATGGGCACTGCCCGATGATGGTCTGCTCCCTATCCATTGAACTTCCTCCTGAACTTATATGGAAAATCGTTGCTCGTCCTGTTCTCGTGCTTCATTCCGATTTCACCCGACTTATATAACTTCCATGCGGCCACCGATTGAACCAATTCAGCGTGCTCACGATCCATGTAGACAATATCCGCATACTGCTTGCGCATGTCTATGAGCTTCTTGTGCATGCGCTCGATGCGCTCTATTTCCGTTATTTCTCCTTTTTTAGTCATTGTAATAATTTTTCAAAAGATTAAAACGGAAGTTCATCATCGTGTTTTTCCGCCTTGTTTTTGTAACTGTCTACGGTGTCCTTGATGAACCCTACCTGCTGCTCATTGGCGCTCATCTGTTCCTTGCCTGGTACCTGGAGCAGGTCTATGTCGTCTGCGATAATGTCAGTCGTGTAGCGTTTCTGTCCGTCATCTCCATCCCATGAGCGGTATTTGATTTGACCTAAGACGAAAACCTTGCAACCTTTTCTCACGTATTTCTCTGCACGCTCAGCAAGTGAGCGCCAAGCGGTTATATTGTGCCACTCGGTGACCTCAGGCACGTCCTTTCCGTCTTTAGTATATCCGCCACTTGAAGTTGCCAACGAAAAGCCGGCCACTTTCACACCTCCGTTTGTCGTGCGTATCTCGGGGTCTTTTCCAACGAAACCACGCAGCATTACTATGTTGTTCTTATCCATGTTACTTTATTTTTTGATTGATTAGACATTCCATCAGGTTTCTGCTCTCTGCCCATTCGAGAAAGTCGGAAAGCAGGTTCCTGTTGTCGTGCTCCATATTGGGATAGCGCAGGCAGTGAATCTCGGGATAGCGTTCTATCTCTAATCCTCGTGCGTCATATCCGTGCTTGTCGAGCTTGTATCCGTTGAAGATGAACAAATCGAAATAGAAGTCGCTTAGGTCGAACAGTTCGAGATAATAGCGCCACTGGCAACTGTCCGTGTAGTCTCTGTCTGAAGGACTCGAATACTTCGTCTTGATGTCCCGGATGATGAGGCCGTCTATCATGTCAGCGCACCCTGTAACAATCGCATCTCCGTAGTCCTTGTATCTGCGAATCTCGTGGAATGCGTTAGGATGCTCGTCTCTGTATTTGAGAGCAACCTTGCACTGGGCAACGTCCAACTTGATAGGACATCCGTCTATGTCGAACTGACGGCCACATGGCACATCCTCGGTCTTCGGCCTTCCGTAGTAGAGGAATGTGCGTGTGCCCTCAGGCACCTCCACGCAATCGGGATGTCCTGTCTCCACAATGCTGTGGAAAGCGGTGCCGATTCGCGTGTAGGCGTTTCCCTTGAACTCCGCAGTGATGGTATCTATGACGTTCTGCTCAGTCTCGAACTCATAGATGCCACTCATGTACCTGCGGAACTTCTCAAGCTGGGTCACTCTTATCAGAGGATTCTTCATGCTCTACGAATGATTTAGATTTTTTGTCAAAGGTGATTCCTTTCTTCTCGAGCTCTGCTATCATCAGAGTCTTGAACGGCTTCTGTATTGCAGACGGCAATGCGTTGGCGACATCCATCATCTTGTTGGCTCCTTCAGCGTCAGATACCTCGTGCAGCTTCTCACATGCCTTCTGATACTCCTGCTGACTTGCTGACTTCGATTGGATGGCGGACTTCACGTCCTTGATAATCTTATCCATAAGGCTTTGATAGTCAGGGTCTGAAACATCAGGGATGACGACCTTACCCAATGAGGCGGTGTCCTTTGTTACGAATGTGTCGTTCTGTTGAAAATCAAGCGTCCTCTTTCCACCAACCATGTGCAGATAGCCTACTTGGTCTGCTATTCTGATAAGCAGGTCCTTGCTCTGCCCTGTGCAGTCAGGGTTGTGCTTGATGATGTCGCCTTCCTGCGTTTCCTTATCGTGGCAGATGAATACGATGTCGCTTTCATTCGAGCGCAGAAAGTTCACGAATAATTTAAACTGGTCTGCCATCTGTCCGAATCTCTTGAGCGAGTTCGTCTTGAGCTTGTAGTCTTTATCGCAAACATATAGGCTCAGATAGTCGTCGAGCATGCTCTTTGCAGTATCTATAATAACGGTCTTATAACCTTTCATCACCTCACGCTGAGAGTCGATGTCTTCCCATGAGCCTGCCTCTATGGTATCCACGATGGATGCTGCTCTGTCGAATCCTCTGTCGGTGTCGATGAGCAATGGGTTGTCTGACGTGTTGGCAAGTGAAGTCTTGCCTGTACCTGGTGTTCCGTAGAGCACGATGATTACCGGACGCTCCGGTATCAAGTCATTCTTTCTGATTAATGTCATATCGCTATTTTATTTTAAAATGGTTATTACTCCTTTGGCAATGGGATGATGCTGAAGTCTGCCCAATACGTGAACTCGCTTAGAAAGTGATGATAGTTGTCATCGGTCTTGCACTCGACATCGCTAATCATCACAGCATGACGTGGTATTCCATTGTCAAGCACGAAAATACTCTGTTCAATTTGAGGTTTCTGACCTTCAGGCTCTAATTTGAGCCACTTAGATTTTTCATTTTTCATAATTCTTTGTTTTAAGCCCAGTAGGGCGATTTATTTTATTTCATTGTGATATTTATCCACTTTTGCATTTAAATCGATTGTGAGCCGTTTATGAGGCCTTTTCGTTAATTTATTACCCCACATCAGAATTTCAATTTTTACCCCGCAATATTTTTGGAGATTAGAAGGGTAGGAGTGGGGAAAGGGGCGTAGTGGGGTTTGGCCCGGGGTGCCCCACCCCATAAAAACACGCCCCGCACAAGCTTATAGCCGGCTATTATTTCCTTTTTTATCATTCTCATCTCAGAATGGGTCATCATTGATGGGGTAGGCATGCTCCTCTATAGGTATGGGTGCTCGGCTGTCCTCCTCGGTGAACAGGCTACGTCCTTTGTCAAAGTAGCAGACGAAGTGTCCGGTACCAATGTTCCTGCCCTTTGCAATGGTGATGAGTGCAGTCCCTTCAGGGTTGGCGTTGATGTCCTTGCGGTATTGCTTTCCATATTCCTCGGGTCTGTATATCAGGAACACGGTGTCTGCTGCCTCAGCAATCTGTCCTGATGCTCTGAGCTGTGACAGTCGAGGCTCAGGGTTGTCTCTGTCGCGTGACAGTTGTGACAGGGCGAGTATGCAGATGTGCAGCTCTTTTGCTAAGTTCTTCAGTCTTCGAGCCACGTCACCCATGAACAGTTCGTTGTTGGTCCAATGCTCTGTTGTCGATAGTATCTGCATGTAGTCTATTACTACTAACTTGATGCCTATTCGCTTCACGTTTGCCCTGATGGATGAGATGATGGAGTCGATGGTGGTGGTACTCTTGTCATCGTAGTAGATAGGCAGGTTGTCAGTCAGCCTCATTGCTTTCTCTACCTTGCTGTTCTGCCACTCATTCATACGCTTATAGAGTATGATATTGCTCGGTATGGTAGACAACTGCGCATTGATGCGAGCACTCAGTTGCATTGCATCCATCTCCATGGAGTACATGATAGTTGGCGTCCCGCCATTTGCCACGTTGATAGCGATGTTGAGCGATAGGGTAGTCTTTCCCTGCGATGTGTCAGCAGCGATGATGTCGAAGTCACCCATCTGCAATCCTCCTTTCTCGTCTATCGTAGGGAACCCGGTAGCAAGTCCGACCGTACTCTGCTCATTGTCATTGTTCATCTTGATATGCTTGCGCAGCTCATCGTTGGCATCCTTGTTGCTGATTGTTCCTCTTGTGTCCTTTGAGTTGTCGAGCAGTCTGTTAATCTCACTCTCTCCATCCTCTATCGACATACTGGCGTCATACCCTAACTGCATGAGCCTATTGCCTAATGCCCAGTACTGGCGTCTCTTATAGGCTCTGTTGATGATGTCGATATTCTGACCCAGCGATGCAGTCATCCCGCTATTCAGATACTCGGATAATTCCGTAGGCTGAGGATAGTCATTGCTCTTGTGCTCGTGCATGTAGGAGTACACGGCCGTGAGGTCAGCCTGCAATCCTTTAGCGTTGAGCATAAGCAGAACTCCTATGGTTGCCTTTGTCTTGATAGTGTAGAATGCCTCCTTGTCCAGTTTGTCCTGAACAGAGTCTATGAGCTGCGGGTATAACATCAGTGTCCCGCATACGGACTTCTCCGCTTCTTCGTAGTGTAACAGTTCTCTTGTATCCATTGTCATTTGTTGTCAAAGTTACCCTCAAGGACTGAGACGAAGTTGTCCTCCTTGAATAGCCAGTTGAAGTTCACGCCGTGCTCGTTGAGAATGTTGGAGCGTGCTGCCTTCTCTATCACCTGGCGCATCTTGTCCCATCCGTATTTGTCGTATAGATTGGCTACCGATTTCTTCCGGGT